CTTCACTTCCGGCACCGCCAGCGCCTCGGCCAGCGTGGGTTGCGCGTGTTTAGGTCCATCGCACGAATATCGCGTCTGGTCGTTCATCGGTGAGTGGTTGTCTGGGTTGTAATAGTTGTCTAGTTCGTGCGCCCACAGCCACCCTTCGCCACCACACTTCTCGCAAACATCTTTGACGGCAGGATCAGCCGCCAGACTGTCATCAACGGGTTTTGATGTTAGCGCAGCACACCATCCTGCATAGTGTGCTACTTCCATGTTGTATTTAGTAAACTTGGGTTCTTCCCCAAGATGCCCGTCACGATAAGCAAGCGGCAACCAATTCCAGAACACCTTGCGCTGTTCCGTATTTTGCTCCTCGTGGACCACCCCCTGCGGCGCGGGCTGTGCGGGGGCGAGAGGCCCAAACATCTGAGACGCACGGTGCAGAGCATCGGCTACAGAGGCGCGGCTGCGCTCATCGTCAGCGACATCGGCCACGAAAACCTCAAGGGTATCGTCCCAATGATGCGTGATGGTCACGGTGTAGGTGACGGGCTGGCGGCGCTTTGACAGGTCAACTATCTCGGTCATTTCGGTTCTCCATTGGAGAGAGGAAACCGGACTTCCTCGTATTTCTGAACGGCATCGGCCCAACTCGCCAATTCGCTCGGGGTGACTTTGAAAACGACTGGTTCTTCGTCGCTGCACCCCATTGCGCTGTCGATCATCGCCAGCATGATTGCCAGCATATCGTCGCCCGCATCCACCCCCTGCGGCGCGGTCACGGCGGGCAGGGCGGCGATGCGTTTGCGCTGCGCGGCTGAGAAGATGTTGTTTGGGGCATACAGTGACATCGCATCCCCGCGCCGGATCAGATCGTCGTCACTCATCTTTACACTCCCCGTTCCACGCCCACGCCCCGTCTTTGGGGCAATAAAGTCCAAGTCCACGTTCAACCATCAGCTTTTGCCAACCGGCCTTTTCCACATCCATCCCTGCCCCAAGACCAGTAAGGATGCCCAAAAACAGGCCGATGATGAAACCAAACAACTTGATCAGATTGCCGTCAGCCATCTCTATTCACTCCATACGGCACAGCAGGGGACGCATCTACTAGTGCAAGAACGATGTCGCGGTATTTGCCCCACCAACTAGCAACGTTGAAATCCATCGCCGCAATCCAGCGTGGATCAGATTTGCGCCACATTTCCAGATCGTGCTTCTGACACCCAATCTGCAACGTGGTCACACCATCAGGTGCTTGTGTCCATGTGATCGACCATGTGTCAAAATGCGCTGATTTGATCTCCAGCATGTTTCCGACAGTATCCCACAGGTTAGCACCACTAAGGTTGGCACGACACAGATTGGAACCCCACAGATTAGCACCGCTCAGATTGGCACCGCTAAGGTTGACACCGCTCAGGTTGGCACGACACAGGTTGGCACCGCTCAGGTTGACACTGCTCAGGTTGGCACCGCTCAGGTAGGCACGACACAGGTCGGCACCGCTCAGGTTGGCACGCACTCCACCCGCTTCGCCATTTGTCCACATGCTGTGCAGACGCAGTGTTTCTTTGATGTCAGTCATCTTTCCCTCCTTCAAGCCCGTAGGGCGTCACAGCTTCGCTGCTCTCAATCTCGGCCAGCACGGCGCGGGCGCGACGATGATCCCCCATCGTTGCATGGATAGAAATATGCCTGTCGTCAGCCATTGCTGGCATGTCAATTTCATATGAAAATGACCGCAGCGCCTCCACCGCCTTACCAAGTCGTGCTTCGCACTCGGCGAGACGGGATTCGGCGGCTTCGGCTATAGATCGCGCCTCATTAATCAAAGTGCGAGATGCAGCATCCAGACCATCAAAGTCTTTCTGCAACTCATCCCGCTCCCGCTCCAAGGCTTCGTTAGTCGCAACAAGTTGCTCAATGCGGTCGGCGGCATAGGTATAGAGCGGGGATTGGAGAAAACAGTCTTCCACACATAGATGGTCTACATCTCGCAGCCGCTTCACCAAGGAAACCTCTGGTTTCTCTAGATCGTCGTCAGTCATCTTGATTCCCTTATTTAGGTTGCCCTATCTAACAAGTTTTGTGGCTAAGTCAAGTCGATACTACATGAAACAGTATTGTAACAATATGTGATCTGTATCAGTCCTTGAAACCACAAACAATAGTGTTATGTAATCTTTGTGCTTACCCCGCCCTGAATATCTATCCTCTAGGAGTAGCTGCTACATACTATGAATAAAGAAGTAACTAAGTATAAACCTCTAGGATTTCCTACGCTGGGGAGTCCTAGAGGTTTTTCTATTTCAGAACATGGGATACAACATAGACCCAGAACTGATCTGGTAGTCAATGATGTGGTCTAGTTCAAACTTGATCAAGTCAGCCGTAATGAAGTCTTCATCCCACTCTAGGGCTTCAATCTCTTGTTTCTTCTGACGGATAATGTCGCTGATGGAAACCATGTATTCCATATCAACCTTCCTTATAAAAGATGTGATTACCATACATACCCAATAGGATCATGTCATCTGACCAGTAGGGAGCACTGTCTGTTGTGTGGTAATGGGTAGCACCTGACTTCAAGGTATGCCCCTGAGAGGCGTCCTGAGCCACTATGATGGCAGTTTCCCATGCGGGGTCTGCAAAGATTGCTGCTAGGTCCATATCGTCAGTGATACCTGAAAATTGTTTGTGGTCGAAAACTACCCCACAAGTATCAGAAGGGTAGTCTTCATTGTGGGTTCTGTTGATGACGACCTCTGCCACAAGCATCTGGCCGTCTATGCTCTCACCACGGGCTTCTACATAGATAGCCAGAGCCAAGCAGAAAATGTCCATGTTAACCCTTGATCTCTAGAACCTTGTCAGCGTAGAAGCTGATCCAAGCGCCCTTCTTAAGGTCATAAAAGGGAACCTGTCCACGGGCCTTCATGGCTTCTCCCTGCTGGATGCCCTTCTCTGAACCGATGATGTGACTAGAAGGACGAAACAAACCATTAGCAACACGAACAGACCCATCAGCCTTAAGAAACTTGATGGTGGTGATCTTGGTCCCCACACGATTGATCATGTCACGCACCAGATCGGGATTCATTGTGTCGGTCATGTTGTTTCTCCTTCTGTTTGATTGTTTCTACAGAGGTCTTAGTGATTCGTCAAGCACTTTAGTTGTGTTTTCTCAAGGAACGCTCTTGCAGGGAAACACAATCATCAAGCAAGCCATCATAACTGTAGCCATAGCTTTCCAGGATTTCTGCTACCTGTGCAGGATAGCGCATGATTACGCTCTGCAAGTCTTGCAGTTGGGCGTCATTGATGTAGGCACTGGATGCGTTGTAGTAGGAAGAGTCGTCATCCCAGCTATCCCAAGCCATGCTACGGTTTTTCTTACCAGTGTATTCGTATTCCACAGAACCCGGCTTTCTTACACAAACCAACTTGCTCCAATCGGCTTCCACAAGGCTTTGGATAAGCTGCTCTAGGAAGTTGAGGTCTTGGGACTCATCTTTGGTGTGTTGACGGAAATAACCAACCGACAGGTTAGTGCATTCTGCCACGTGATCACGATACTCGTTGCTGTCAGTATAGACGCCAGTAGGGTCAGCCTCTAGGTCCATATCTAGGATGTAAGCAAGGCTGTTGGCGAACTCGTCAGAACAGGTCCGCATACCTACTTGGTGGGTGATAATCGAGTTGTAACCCATACGGTCGAAGCTGATGGCAAAATTGATACCACGAAGCCAAGTTGGGTAATCACGGACCAAAGCAGAGGAACCAAGGCAACCAACCTCTTCGGCTGCGTGAACCACATAAACACCGGGAATTTTGGCTTCGATCATACGCAACATGATATAGACGCCAGTAGTGCAGTCAGCACCAAGGCAATCATTACCAGCACTGTAAACCATGTCACCCTTGATGGTCAGAACTTGCTTTCCATCATTGCGATGAACAGTGTCGTGGTGAGACATGAAGGCAATCTTAGGGTCTTTGCCAACAATCTTGATGTAGTTGCCATGAGCATCAGGTTGACCAAACACAGGCTCAAGGAACCTACGGCAGAACTTTTTCTGAGAGCGAGAGTTCTGAGGACGCTTGTAGGCAAGCATGTCTAGGAAGTTGGGGGCAGTATAAGCAGTCATTTTGTATCTTTCTAAGTTGACCGTTCGTCGGTCTGTGTTCACTTTATATACACACTTTAGGCTGAATTGTCAAGTGTTTATCGAAAAAGGTCAACTAGTTAAACTACAAAAATGATTTAGTTGAACTGACCATCAGCAAAACGTGTCCAGTAGATTTCACTAGCTATTGCAAGAGCGCGGTCTTTCTCAATACTGCTCAAAGTCACAATGTTACCGTTCTCGTCAATGGCTTCCTGAAGGATCAAGTCAGGCTCTTCCAAAGTGTCGAAGAAGTATCCAGTGTCGTCATCGAAACCCCAACCACCAACACCGTGCATTGCCACATAAAAACAGGCTTCGATTTCACCAAGATTGTCAGTGAGGATGTGTGCGCTGATGTAGTCCATGTTAGTTGCTCCCAAGGATTTGCTGTTGTTTTTCCACGATCTTCACTTGTTCATAGTAGGCATTCCACGCTGCACGACGAAGTTCATGGACATGCTTATACCACATGTCAGAGATGATACCTTCGTTACGCAGTTCACCAAATTCGTTGATGATGTTTTCGACTGCTTTCAGAACACGCTCTTGCTTAGTCATGGTGTATCTCCTGTTGCTGTTGAAGTAAACTTAAACTTATCTAAGGTGATTCGTCAAGCAAAAAGTTTTACGATCATTTTCCACCGTGGGGGTGTCATTCACCTGAACAATTTCCACTGGCGGGGTGCCACCTCCCTGAACAATTTCCACTGTGGGGGTATCCTGGCGAAGCGAACAATTTCCACCGTGGGGGGTCGAATCTGTCGTTTTTTAGTGGTTTTTCTGCGTTGCGGCATTTTTCTGCGCGTGCATCTATACCTTTCTGCATTGCGGCGCGTTTTTCTGCGATTGCATCTATAACTGGCGGTATAGAAAGGCTTTGTTTTGGGGCCTATAGGACAGTGACTCTGACCTAATTTCGCATGGAGTCGTATTTGCAATCGCGGCAATCGCGCTGCATTGCAGCAAATTAGGCAGAAAGACTGACCTAATCCGCTTATCTATCGGAAGATAGGGGAGTCGCCATGCCCATACTTTCGGATGCAATACATACCTAAGTTTAGACTAGAGAATCCTCGGTGTTTTTTGCGACCGCAATGCGCGGCCCCGCCCGGCCAAACCGGGTTCACGCGAATCGTATAGCATGGAGTCGCCACTAGGCGCAAGCGGAAAGTTAAATACGACTTAAATTGTCGTGTATCCTGGGCTTACTAGCTAGGTCTGAAAATAGGGGCTTGCCATGCCCGCGAATCGCCCGTATAAAGAATGCAACGAAACGCTAAACAGGACGAAACAGATGCTTATCCTTGCTTTCCTTGCTCTCGCAATTGCCGTCACCGGCTTTCTTGTTTTCCTTCTGACATGGGAACCGAAATCACCTGTTGCCAAGCGTGTTGAAAAGCGCCGTGCAGACAAGCGCAAGGCCCGTGAAATTCAGCAAGCGGCCCGTGAATATCAAAAGAAATGGGCGCAAGTTAATCGCCGCTAATCCATAAACAAGGAGTCACCAAAATGGACTTTCTAGCTTTCATCCTGCCCCATGCAATCGCTGTCACCCTGCCGCTAGCTTGCGCAATTGCGCTTGTCTTGATCCACCTTGAACAGGAGTGAATCCAATGCAATCCGATTTCCCCACTTTCTCGCAAGTCTGCAGCGCATGGGGCGACAATCCCATGAAGCTGAATCACGATAGCGCCGCAATCCGCACATTTTTGATCTACGAGTCCGGCTTTCTGCGTAAAGATAATATGCCAGAGTCTTGGAGATCGGAATTCGTTGATATTTGGGGCATTTGGGAAAGATTCCAGTTTGCGCCTGCTAATGGCAATCCTGAATTGCTTGCTTGCTATGCGAATCGTTCAGACTTTGACCGACAAAAGCGGACTAGCGGCAAACCTGCCCGCATTATTAAACGCGCATTTCCGTGGTTTACTGAAGCGCAATGCAATGCTTTTGCGGTATGGTATAAAGAGGCAATGACTCCGCTTGCCTATATCGTAAAAGAGGGCATGGAACGCGGAGACTTTGCCTATGCTTACACGCAAGAGCATTCCAGAGCTAACGATTGGACCGGAAACGGATTCCAAGTTATGCCCAAGAGTCTTTCTGCTTCTTGTATGCGCTACAACTTTGGCGCAATCCATCCGGCAGAAGTCTATGCTAGCGGCGATTTTAAGATCGTGTGGGCAGAGGATTCCGCTGGAAAGATTGCCGCGCGTGTTGTCGTTTATACTGGCAATGGCAAGTATAGTGTTGCGCCCGTCTATACTATTTCCGATAGCGCCACAAAACTAATCGAATCCTACTTGCTGGCGCAAGGATGGAATGGCGAATCCGATAGTTTCGTTGGTGCTAAACTCTTAAAACTGGAAAGCCCATTGGACTCCAATGGTTTTGTCATGCCCTATCTGGACAATGACAGAGGTGTTGACGATATGGGCAATTACTTTCAGATTGCGCGCAATCCCGAAATTGATTGCCGCGAAACAAGCGGGTTCGTTCGGATTAACCAAGTTTATTGCCAATGCGAGTCTTGTGGCGCTGATATTGAGTCAGAGGATGAGGCCTATTATCTGGAATCGTCTAGCTCTTGTGTGTGCGAGTCTTGCTATAACGAGTCCACGTTTTATTGCGAATGCTGCAATCAGACTTGCGAGGGGCAAGGGATTGAGGTGCATACCGGACGGACTCGCTGGTCAACTGATACCTATTGCGAGTCTTGCGCCATAGACGAGTCCACTTATTGCGAAAACGAGGGTGAATATTGGGTTTCCGATAAAGTTACATATATCGAATCAGAGTCGGTATCTGTTCCCGATAGGATCTTGAAAAAGGATTATTTCTTTTCCAGCGTGGACTCGGAATATTACCCTAATGAATTGAAAGTGACATTGCCTAATGGGAATTGCGTGACAGTTGAGCAAGCCAAGGAGTCAGGACATTGGGATATTGAAAAAGTGACAACGGAAAAACTAATCACAACTCAGCAGGGCTATGATCATTACAGTGTAGAAACTGAATATCTTTGCGTTTTGAAAGTATACCTCGAATTAGACGAGTCCGGTGACGTGGTGAAAAATCAACTCGAATTGCCGATTGCGGCATAACCTACTAAACTAAACCGAAACAAGGAAACCCAGACAATGGAAAACGATATGCAATCTTTCAACGTGACCGCGCGCAATTCCATGAAAGCCCCCAAAGCTAATGGCGCTGCAGTTTACACTCTGGCAAAGGAAGGCCCATTTGAATTGCGCCCGTTTGGCCCCCTTATGGCGCTTAACGTAGCGCAGTATTATCAAGCAGAATTGCAGAAAGGCGGGTTTGACGTTTTGGTTGTCAATATGTCGGCTTGTTGATCCACTAGCTAAACCCCTATAGGAAAGCCCCGCCCTAATCCGGCGGGGTTTTTCTTTTGTCTAAACCCTATCTGAAATAGGCCCACACAAGCGCAACTCTTGTCTTGGCTATCCTGACATAGGCAAATGGGACTCGCCTATCTGGCGGGCCTATTTTGGGGATCTATGGCGATTTGATTCCTTGTGTCTGTCTGTCTGGCTTTGTGGCATGGACTCAATGCGGATTTATTCTTTCGGCTCAATCGTTTATAAACAAATTCAATAAGATATTATCGTTTCTTTTTTGATAATGGTTTTCTTTGAGTGAAAGCCTAGGGGCTTGGCGATTCGCCTCTCTCTCTTAGAATTTTCATTTGTCAAGCAGAATTTTCGCCTAGAATTCAAATATTTAGGGTTGACATACCAAAGTATGGGACCCTGGCAAAAGTTGGGGGTGATTCGCGGGGGGTTCGTTACCCCCTATGTAGCCAAGACAAAAAATTTGAAGCCTGTTGGACTAACCTGTTGTATTATAAATCATTTCCTCTAGGGGGGGGGGCTTCTCTATACGATTCTCTCTATACGAGTTACCCATTTTGAAAAAAAAAACGATTTGTATGGGGGTGCGACAATTTGTCACCACAAGGATTTCTTAAGAAAAACCACAAACAATGTAGTAAGGACTTGACAGAGTAGTTGATACATACTATGTAATCTTTGTGCTTCCCCCGCCCTGAATATCTATACTCTAGTATAGCTGCTACATATTAGAGTAATAAGAGTCTATAGGAATGCACCCCCTCAGAACTGGCTCATACATATTAGAAATAAGGAACCTTATGGAATCCCTGTATCAAGGATTTACTCTCTCTGATCTGAAGTCTATGTTGGACTATGATCCTAGTAATGGTAGATTTACGAGTAAGAAGACAGGTTTGCCTTTAGTGAATAATGTGTATAAAGTGAGGAACCCTCAAGGTTCACCAGTCAGTGTTATGTTGGCTAGAGTTGCTGTGTGGTTTGTAGAAGGGATCATTGTTGATCCAGACTCTGTTGTTAAACCTATTGATGGTGACATCTACAACCTGGCTTATGATAACCTTGTTGTGGTGGCTAAACAGGATAGCAATAAGCCTATCCATAGTTTCAATGCTAAAGAGACGGCTACCAAAGGTGTCTTCTATCTGGACAAGTATGAGTATTTTGTGGTTAGGAGGGGACCGACACAAGCAGTCTATAGGACACATTCCTATAAAGAGGCTGTGGCTGTCAGGAAAGAGTGGGAAGCTAATCCATCTATTCATAGGTGGGATAAGTTTGCTGTATACCAGTGCTAGTGCCTTACCCCTTGACAAAGTAGTTGATACAATCTATATTACTATACAACACCACAACCGTCACACTTCCTCAATGTTTTAGCTTTGTATAAAGTAGTTGTGGACGCTGATGTGGTGTTGCCTTTATCCCCGCCAGCAATGGCACCCCACAATTCCGGTTGTGGTCTAGGTTTACGGTTAGCCTTGAGGTCTGCGTAGCGGACGTTGAAAACCGTCCCCTTTCCCCTTGTTTGTGGCACTAAGGCCAATGGCCTATCTAACCATAGGTGATACATGGCTGAGAAGCTGAAACACAATCTAGTCATTGCGACATATATCCGCAAGGCCATCAGGGCTGGTGTCTCAATGAAGGTCATCTTGGACAACATCCAGAAATATGACCATGCGCCCACTTCGATGAATGGTCTTTATACGACCTATCGTAATGACATTGCTGAAGCCAGGGCAGACATCCAAGAACTCGTTGGTGCTGTTGTGGTTAACAAAGCCCTAGAGGGCGACCTCAAAGCTGCTGAACTTTTCCTGCGTAGTAAGGCAGGGTGGTCGCCAACAGTCAAAGTTGAAGAAGTTGATTCTGATACTTTTGTTGAAGATACTGGTGCTATTGAAGACCTAATGGCTTTGCTTGGTAAGAAAAAAGCTGATTGATTTGTTCTACGTCTATCACATCAAATTGCCAAATATGGGGTTGGACGAGGGTTATATTGGCATCAGCCAAAACCCAAAAGAACGATGGGCTGCACATAAACGGGGTAAGTCTAACTACCCTGTTCAAAAAGCCATTCAAAAGTATCTTAGCTTCTTACAATATGTAATATTAGACAGCTTCGACACCCTAGAAGAAGCATTGTGGCTAGAGTATACACTTCGACCTTTTCCCCGAATAGGTTGGAATATTGCTGTTGGTGGTGGCTTACCGCCTGACAGTTCTGGTGAAAATAATCCGAATTTTGGTAAAAAGACTTCGGAAGAAACCAGACAAAAACAATCAAAAGCAAGGCTTGGTAAGTTTTCTGGAAAAGACCATCCAAGAGCCGTGTTGATTAATATTTATGATTATTATACAAATGAGTTGATTGCAGGTGGTGTTGTTGCTAGAGTATGGGCAATAGAAAACGGATACCATCAGGCACACATTACAGCTACAGCACGGGGTAAACTGAAGCATCATAAAGGCGTTTACGCTAGGTATACCTAATGTCTGGAAAAAATGGACTTCCGATTCACGCTGATGATCTTCGTGCAATGGGTGAAGACGTTGCAAGCATCTTGTCGCAGCTTCCCCCAAGTAAAGCGGAAGAGTTAATCTACACTTGGGAGTTCTGGGCTAGACCTAACCAACTTGCCCCAGAGGGCGATTGGAACGTGTGGTATGTGAACGCTGGTCGTGGTTTCGGAAAGACCCGTGCTGGCGTTGAATGGGTTCGTTCTAAGGTCAAGCAAGGCCACAAGCGTATCGCTGCCATTGCAGCCACCAACTCTGACATTGAGCGCGTTATGATCAATGGGGAGTCTGGTTTCCTTGCTCGTTGCTGGAAGGGTGATAAAGACCACAAAGGTCGTCCCCTTGGTCAGCCTACATGGTCCCCCACCAAGCGCCTTCTGACTTGGGAGAATGGAGCCTATGTGCAATTCTTCTCCGCTGAAGAACCTGAACGTCTTCGTGGCCCTCAGTTTGAGGCTGCGTGGTGTGATGAACTTGCTGCTTGGAACCGTGACCGTGACACTTGGGACATGCTCCAATTCTGTTTGCGTCTAGGTAAGCATCCGCAAGTCTGCGTGACTACCACACCCAAGCCAACCAAGTTGGTTAGGGACATCCTAAAGAACCCTAAGACTACTGTCACTTATGGTTCGACTTTTGATAACTCTGCCAACCTCGCCTCCACCTACCTTGATGCTGTCAAGTCTCAGTATGAAGGCACCCGGTTGGGCCGTCAGGAACTCTATGCAGAAATCCTTGATGAAGCCTCTGGTGCTTTGTGGAACAGGGGTATGCTTGCCACCTGTGAGATTGAGGTAGAAGACCCTGTTGCTTTCGCTGAGACGTTAGCTAGGGTTGTTGTGGCAGTTGACCCTGCTGTGTCTTCAAACTCTGAAAGTGACATGACAGGGCTTATTGTGGCAGGGCAGGACATCAACGGTGTCTGCTATGTCCTAGAAGATGCTACCGACAGATATACCCCTGAAGGCTGGGCCAGTAAGGCCATCGAACTTTACCATCAATATGGTGCTGACCGAATCGTTGCTGAACGCAACCAAGGTGGCGACATGGTAAAGTATACCTTCAAGACTGTTGATGAGACAATCCCGATCAAGTTGGTTCACGCTTCCCGTGGCAAGTTTGCCCGTGCTGAACCTGTATCCGCCCTTTATGAGCGTGGACGTGTTAAACACGCCAAAGGGCTTGATGCTCTAGAGGATCAGATGGTCCAGTGGGAACCCCTTGGGTCTACTGGTTCACCAGACAGGCTTGACGCTATGGTCTGGGCCATCACCGAATTGGCTCTTAAAGGCATCTCCCGCCCAGAACTCAATTTGGCCTATGCTGATGCGAAAGGTCTTCTTGCCAGAAATTAGGTAGACAAATGAAGAAACTATCAGAGACAGCCGCAAAAGTGACCCTTGGTGTTTATGGTAAGAACACTTACACGGGTGATATTCGCGCCGACGAGTTTCTTCAAGAACTCAAAGGTAAGAAGGCAATCCAGAAATACCGCGAAATGCGTGATAACAATGCCATCGTTGGTTCTGTCATGTATGCGGTTGAACAAACTCTTCGTGATGTGAAGATTGAAGTGGTTCCAGCCGACAAGAGCGAAGCTGCCTTGAAAGAGGTCGAGTTCGTTAAGTCTGTTCTAGAAGACATGGACCACAGCCTTGATGATCATATCTCCGAAGCCCTGTCTTATCTGACTTACGGCTTTGCGTGGTTTGAAGTCATCTACAAGCGCCGTGAAGGCGACATGCGTAGCCCCAAGAAAGCCTCTAAGCATGAGGATGGACGCATTGGGATCAAGAAGATCGCCATTCGCGCCCCTTGGACCGTAGAGCGTTTTGAAGTAGACCAAGAGTCTGGTGAAATTCTTGGTATGTGGCAGGAAGCTGCATGGGGCAAGACCCCGGCAATGATCCCTGTTGAAAAGTCCATCTACTACAGAACAACGAGTTTGAACAATGACCCCTCTGGCCGTTCCGTTCTTCGTAATGCTTTTGTCAGTTACTCTTATCTCAACAAAGTTCAGGCATATGAAGCCGTTGCTATTGAACGAGAACTACATGGTGTGCCTGTTGGCCGTATGCCTGCGGAGTATTTGAGTGGAGATGCCACTGCTGATCAATCCGCTCTGCGTGATCAGTTTGAGCGTATCCTGCGTGATCTGAAGAACAACGAACAAGGTTATGCCCTGCTCCCTTCTGATCTTTATGTGGATGCAGACGGTAAGCCCACCAATCAACGCTTGATGGACGTGGAATTGATCACGGCTAACGGCTCTCGGTCGATTGATATTGACCCTGTCGTTAAGCGTTATCAGCACGACATCGCTCGTAGCTTGATGGCCGAGTTCCTGATGTTGGGTAGCGGCAGCGGCTCCTATGCCCTGTCCAAGACCAAGACGGACCTATTCCTTCGTAGCCTTGAAAGCTACATTAACGCCATTGTTGACGTGCTGAACAAGCAACTCATTGAGCGTTTGTGGCAATTGAACGGCTTGCCGTGGGAAACCATGCCCAAGTTGGTTGCTGGTGACGTTGCACCTCACGATCTGCGTGAAATTGCTTCGTTCCTGCGTAATATCAACGGTGCAGGCATTGAAGTCCAAGATCAGGTCGAAGTTGTTCAAGATTTGATGAGTATTGCAGAAATCGACTTTGATCCTGTCAAATACCAACAAAAAATTGACCAATCTGCTCAAAATCAAGCAGAACCTCCCCAAAATCCCCCTGTTTAATCGGAGAAGATAATGGCTAATACTAAAATCTCTGATTTGACTGCCCTTACAGGGGCGGGTGCTGCACAAGATGACCTCCTAGCTATCGTAGACACTTCCGCTGCAACCACCAAGAAAATCACTAGAGAAGAGTTCTTCAAGTCTGTTGACTACATCTCTTTTGACACCACCAACGTGGTTGCAGCCCCCACTGAGGGTCAAGTTACTTGGGACTCTGCTGATGGCACTCTCTCTGTTGGTCTTAATGGTGGTAATGTTGTCCTGCAAGTTGGGCAAGAAAATTATTATCGCGTTCATAACAATACTGGTAGCAACATCCCTAATGGGACTGTTGTTCGCTTTTCTGGCGTTCTTGGTTCCTCTGGCACCCTGACTGTTGCTCCTGCTCTTGCAGACGGCACTTATCCATCTGGATACATTATTGGTGTTACCACTGAGGCTATTCCGAATGGTGCAAGTGGTCTTGTGACCAACTTCGGTAAGGTCCGTGGTGTTAATACCTCCGCATACGCTGTGGGAGACGTGCTGTATGCCTCTCCTTCTGTTGCTGGTGGGTTCACTACCACTCGCCC